GTCGTTACCGGCGTGTCCCCTAGGACGCAATTTGGGTGGACCGGTGGCTGGTACGGGAAGTCGTCGCGGTTCTCCTCGGTGGTGGAATCAATAGGACTGCACACTGGACACGTCCTCTCGTCCAACACCGCGCTCCACACCCACAGCCGCACGTCCTCCTCGTCCCACACCTGACGCTCCGATTGCGTAGCGACGGTCCAGATCGACTGCGCAATCGTTGCCTCTACGCGGTTGCGAATCGCGTTGAGCACCGTGCCCTTGCGGATCGTCAGTTGCGGACGGCCGCGGTTCACCACCTCCGGCACGATCTGACGCACGATTTCGTCGGTGGTTAGGCCCTCCATCAGGCCGCGCTCCACCGTGCGATCCACCAGCTTCAAGATCGCCTTCATGAATTGGCTTGGGCTGCGCCGCTGGAAGTAACTCCGCAGCGAATAGCCCCCAAACACCTTCACCAGATCCAGCAACTCGCCGGCGGTGAAGAAGCTGTAGGTGCTGCCCTCTCCGTTGAGATGGTCGTGCGCCATGCCCAGCGTCGTGTACTGCAGGCGCTCCAACTCCTGGCCCAACAAATCGCGGAACGTGTCGTTGAAATCAACCAGCGCGTCTTCCAATAGCGGCCGGATGTTCTGGTAAGCCAGGCGGCGTGAGAGTCCCTCGTCCGGGACACTCAGGCGGATCAGGTCGCGGATTCGCACCACGCTCGCCACCAGCAGCGGGCGTAGCTGGGCGAATACATCCCGCTCGATCGACCGCAACTCACGGTCGATCCGACGCAAGTACGCCTCGTTGTTCACTTCGACTTGTGCTTGCCGGGCCGCAGCGGGGTAGGCAGCGTCTGGCTACCGACATTGCTGCCCTTGGCGGCCTTGCCGGAGGCCACACCGCCCTGCTTGGCCCCAACGCTGGTGGATTGGCTGCCTGGTGCCGGGGTAGGTGCGTTGGCCGCGGCGACCTCCGCAAGGGCGTCGGCCTTTTCGACTTCGCGGGCCATCTGCTCGTCGAGGTAGTCCTGCGCCTTGGTGATGACCTCTTGGATGTCGATGTAGCTGGGAAGGACTTCGCCCTCCTGGAGGATGCGCAGCAGCGTCTCCTGGTCGATGGCGCCCTGCATGAAGAGCTGCAGGTAGGCGGTGATCTGGTTGCCGTCGAGGAGCTTGTTCTCGTAGTCGGTGGGGATTGAGACGTCGGGGGCTTCGACGCCGGCGTAGTCGGCGGCGATGTTGACGATCTTGCGGATGGAGCGGGCCAGGTCCTCGCTGATGATCGCCATGATCGAGTCGGAATCGACCCGATCCAGCCGTTTGGCTTCGGCCGCGGCGTTGGTGATGTTCTGCTTGGTGAGGGTGTTGATGCCCAGCGAGCTGATCTGCTCCTCCAGGGTCTGGAGGCACTTCAGCTGGGCGTCGTAGGCGTCGGCGGTGGGCTCCACATAGAGCGCGTCACCGTCGGGCGGCAGCAAGACGGCGGTGTTGACCGAGAGGCCGAGTGGCCTGCCGTTGTCCTCGTCGAAGCCCTTGAGAACGAGGATCGGCTGGGCCCCCACATGGATAGCGTGGTGGTAGTCGGTGAATCGCTGACAGTACGCCAGATTTAGGTACGCCACCTCCAGCAGTGGGGGGCGGCTCACCAAGGTGGCGAGGCGGTTGCTGTAGACCGTGACAAAGGGCACGACATCGAGGTCAGTGGTGCCGGTGGTGTGGATGTGCCAGCCGGTGCCGGTTGTTTCGTCGCGGCGCCAGACTTCCCATGTGCCTGCTTCGAGGACGCGGACTTGTTCGATGACGGATTCACCGAAGCGGCCTTCGGGCTCGACGACCTGTTCGAGGTAGCGGACCTGCTCGACCTCTCCGTGGGTGCGGTGCGCCAGGGTGCGCCAACCGAGGATCTGCTGGGCGGGGATGTTGACGAGGTACGGCTTCCGGTCGGTGCGCTGCCGTTCCTCCAGGAGGGTGCGGGGTGCCTCGCCGCTTGGGTAGTCGACCAGTACGGAGGTGTGTCCGTACAGGAGGCTGTCCACCAGGATGCTGCGGGCGAAGACGTTGAGGCTGGTGCCGTCGCCGGTGACGTCCTTGACCCATTCCTCCCAGAAGGTTTCATCGCCCCCTTCGAGGTGGATGCCCTTGCGGAGGATGGTGCCGGCCGCTTGGTTAGCGAGGCGCTGCAGGAATGGGGGCAGGACGGCGTGGAAGATGCGGCGCTGGTAGGCGTCGTCGGGCTCTTCGGGTTCGCGCGGAATGATGGTCTCGGCGTTGTAGCGGATTGATTTGGTGCCGCCGACGCAGAGGTTGATCACCTGCCAGAACGGCATCATCCCGAGGACCGCGCCGCTGCGCAGGCTGGGGTCCTCCTTGGAGCCGTTGGGGATCGGGTAGGGGTACTTCGTTGGGGTGGTGGGGAGACCCACCGGGATTCCGGTCTGGCCCGCACCCCAGTCTTTGCCTTGGTAGGTGGAGCCAGAAGTTGCCATAGGGGCAGTCTAAGTGGGTCAGTAGACGCGGAACTTGCTACCGCCAACGGTCCAGCGCCGCAACGGAGCTAGGTAGGAAATGGCGTAGCCGAGGCTGTCTACAGGACCAGAGACATCGTCGAGGCCGCCGATGCCCTTCTCGGGTTTGCCGGTCTTGTCGTATGCCTGCTGCTCCATCGACTTGATGAGGTACTTGCAGCGGCTGTGGACCTTCAGGCGGTCGGCCAGGAGCAGGACGTTGATGGCGTTGATGCGGTCGCTGATCTGGGGGTTGGCGGACTGCACCTTGATCTGGAAGCCGCCCTTCTTGAGCAGGGAGAGGTCGGATTCGCTGGCGTTGGTGGTGGTGCGCTGGCGGGAGGCCGCGTCGGGGATGACGACGAGGTTGCCGTCGGCGATGTGGTCGGGGTAGGTGTCCTGCAGGAGGGTGATGAGGGCGGGGGTGTCCTTGGGGTAGTGCTCGGCGACGACGTGGAAGTCTTCGCCGCGGCGGACGATGACGTGGGTGAAGCAGGCGCCGACGTTGAAGTCCACGCCGACCAGGAGGCGGTCGGTGGGCTGGATCTCGGTGTCGCACCAGTGGCGGTCGCGGTCGAACGGGTGGTAGACCGTGGTGTTGGCGAGGTTGGTGAACTCGCCGTTGATGTAGCTGGCGATCAGCTGGGTGTCGTAGTTCGCGTAGAGCGACTCGATGAAGCCGTCGGGCAGGTGGGGGTTGTCGGTGGTTTTGGCCTTGATGAGGCGGCGGTCCTCGTTGTCGCCCTGCTCCACGAAGGTGCGGTACATCCAGCGGTAGCCCTCTGGGGTGGATGCGACCGCCAGTTGGGGTTTGACGCCGCCGCGGAGACGGGCGAGCATCATTTCTGATGCTTTTTGGGCTATTTCCTGGCTGGAAGTGTCGATTTCGTCGGCTAATACGAACGCTAAATTTTGCCCACGAATGCGATTGTACGTTTCGGTAGCTCTACATAGGAGCGTTACTGGTCCGTGAGGTAAATGGAGGATGTATTCGGGCTGGGGGGATACGCGGAAATCGTAGTCGATCTGGAATTTGGTTAGGAAGTCGTCGAAACTGCGGAGCCAGACGTCGCGCAGCATGATGTTGGTGGGCTCGAAGACGGCGCCGACGGTCTTGGGGTTGTCCATGGCCAGGCAGATGGCCTTGGCGCAGAGGGCGTAGGTCTTGCCGGCGCCGAAGCCGGCGCAGTAGCCGAGGATCTTGTGGTCGGTGTCGTCAACGAACTCCCGCTGGGCGGGGAGGAGGGTGTCGTTGATGCGCCAGCGGAGGGATTCGTAGGTTTCGGTGCAGCGGGTGCCGGTGGGCTCGGGGCGCTCAAGGATGTAGCCGCCAGGGATGCCCGCCAGAACGCTCACGCCGCTGCTGCAGATACCTAGATAGGTTAGTTCTTCCGCAGGAAGAGCACGAGTCCCGCAACACCTAGGGCTAGGGGTAGGGAGATGCCGTAGGTGAAGGGCACCAGCATCACACCAATGAAAAGGTGCAGGCCGATGATCCAGCCGGTGTCGTCGCCGGTGCTGTGCTGAACGGTGTAGTAGCGCCCTCCATAGGTGCGGCGGCGCTCGTAGAGATGGCCATCCTTGGCAACGCGAATCTGTCCCATGGGGTAACCCTTAAGTGCGTATCTGTATCTTACTC